GCCTAATAAAGTCATAAGCAATCTCTTTGCTGACTTCTCGTATGTCAAAAATATCTTTAGCTTTTGATTCTCTGTTTCTAAATTTATTGGCTATAGATTCTACATTAATCATATTAAACTAATTTAACCTCTGGAATAACATTTTTAATATTTCCTCTAGAGATGACCATCGCTGAGCTATCACCAAAACTCATACAAAGGTAAGGTTCCACACATGTATCAAGAGTGGTCTTAAGGTCGGATAGATTAAACACTGCCTCGTACACACCCTCTACATTAGATGATTCATTGGTGTAATCGAGTTCCTCACAATTCTCATGTTTAGCATCGTATACTACCATACACTTATCTTTAAATTCAATGGTGCCATAAGGTTTGGCAAAAGCATTATCTGTGTTGTTAAATAGAGTAAGTCTGTTAATGGTTTGAAGTAATGCCGCCTTACTAATATTGATAGAGTATGGGTATTCATTATTTGCTCTACCCCTGATTCCTTGAACAGGCACTTGATTTACAAGTGTGTCATCACAAGAGAGTATGGCAGTAATAGAAACTTCTCCATTGCTAAATCTAACCTTAGTTTGAATAATCTCATCACTGATTGCATCATAACCAAGAGTAAACTCTACATTGCCCTCTTTGAATAGCTTAAAGAGTTTGACAAGTCTACCATTAAAAAGAACTTTGACAGGTTGAGGCAAGGTGAAACTGTTCACACAAGCACCACTTGTAAAGGTAATAGCACCAAGTTCATCCATATAATACAATTTTTGGATTGGTCTAGAAATAGTGCCCTTTGTAAGTTCCTTGCTATTATATTGTAGAATACTGTTTAGCGTGTCAGCACTAATGGGGAAGGTTGCGGTAGGGTTCTCGATTTCAATTTTAGGAAGGGTGAGAAGTTCTTCTCCATCAAAAATAAGTGGCAACTTATAGGTACCATTTCCCTTCACGATAAGAGAGTTGCCCTCCACACCTAATGTAATGGTGTCAGTTGTAATTTGGGACACCAACTTCAAGAACAACATAGCATTAACTGTTGCGTGGAAATCCTGAACATCTTCTAATTGGAACTTTACTTCTGCAAAGTACTCCCTATTGGTAACGCCAACAGTAAGAATATCTTCCTTTGCAATAAGTTCAAGGGTCTCAGTTACAAGGGATAGCTCGGTGCTATCTACTGCAGTTAGAATCTTGCTACATACATCTTTCAAGTCTTCTGAGCGAATAATAAATTTTTCCATTTTGTCTCCTTTTAGTTATCTATAAAATTTCTCAATTGTGAATGAGTACACTCACAATGAATCTCACATAGTTTATTGAATGCTTCCTCTTTACTCATTGTGGTCAAGTAGGATTGGTACTCTTCTCTAATAACATCAGAGTAATCAGTTTCATACCAAACACCTTCTATCGTGGGGTCGCATTTGAATGGTGTAATGCACTCTGGTAGGGCAGACACTTTCATAATCTCACAAAGTCTGTCCGCCACCCTATTAGCATTTTCTCGTGGACACTCTCCGATTAACTCATCATGAACAGCTAGCATCAATCTAAATCCCAGATTTTTAAGCTCCTCATCATGATAAACTTTTATCATTGCCTTTTTAGACATTGTTGCCGCCCCACCTTGGACACGAGCGTTTACACATTGTCTCTCTGCTCTACTTATGTATCCACCATTGTCTTGAATAACTACACCATCTCTTTTTGCATCACTTTTTATCTTATTTACATCCTTAAGTGTTTTTGCCTTATCCAACAAAGATTCATAAAGTGCCACTTTTGGATGTTTTTCTTTTTTAACAATATTCTTTGCACCGATTATGGGATTAAACTCAAGACTATTATTATTTTCTCCATACACACTAACAATGTATTTTGGCATTTGTATGTCAGGCAATCTTCGTCTTCTGCCCCACATATCCTCCACATATCCATAAGCTTTAGCGTATTCGTTGGTCTCATCAATCCATCTTTTTACCTTAGGAAACTCTCGATAGAAGTCATCGATAATCTTTTGTGCCTCTTCATACGTTCCCTTAATTGTATTAGCAATAGATTGTGCCCCCATTCCGTAAAGGATTCCAAGTAGTAGTCCTTTAACAGAACTTCTTCTTTTCTTACCTTCAGGACTTGCTGTACCATCTTGTAAATGCTCCATATTATCCCAATAATCGTTGTGATAAATTTTGGAAGCGATAGTGGCATATAGGTCTTTACCTTGTTTGTATGCATTTATCATATTTTCATCACCTGAGTAGCCACTCAAGAGTCTTGGTTCTTGTTGCTTTTAAAATTTTGATTGTCGTTCCCACAATCTTCCTATGTCACCATAGTAATTGGACTATCTCTTATAAGTATATAAAAGGTCTTTCTATATACTTATCTAACTGTTTCCATTTAATAGACTTACTACTAACTAATCTCATTAGTAAGCTAACCCACTTGGGCTGTACTCTACTCACTTACTTTATTAAATATCCCTACTTAATATACGCTTTCGATAGTCTCTTCACACAAATTTTACTCAATTTTAAACCAATCAATATCAAATTTCTTTTTCTTATCTATTGAGGCTCTTATTTTTCGTTGTAGAGTTATAAGAACATATTTATCACCAAAAGGTTTATATGTATCAAACCACCACACAGTGGCATCCTTTATCGAATGGAACTCTCTTCTTTCACCATCTTTATCTATACAGTAGACACCAATAGAACGGGTATCACCAGTACCAAAGTTGTGGTTTCCCATAGCACTTTGAGACAATCTTTTTCTGTGCTCTTCTGAAAATGGGTGCTGCCTCCTGTATTCTTTTAAAGAGTCTGATATGGATTTTCTAACACTTTCACTTCTCATTTTAGAGTCGTGTTTGTTTTTAGAATATTCACAGTTCATTGGATTTACATCCCCACCAACTGTTGAGTTATATCCTTTCTTACCATAAGATTGATAATAATCAATCCAATATTTTTCCCTTTCATCAAGAACCATCTTTGGATTGTCAACAGTGTCATCAATCTCTTCCACAACATCAATCGTGAAATTCATTGTACCGTATTTACGCATAGCATTATAAAGTCGAGTGTTAACTCCTCTATTTGCTCGTTGTAAGTGGTTACTGTATCTCGAACTTAATTTTTGTATGGTTTGTCCAATATATACCTTTCCGTTTATATTGTTCGTTATTTTGTAGATAGTCATTATTATTCACACCTTTAAAATTATTTCTACATATAATTTAGTGTAAATTTTTATGACTTTTCTCAACAAAATCAATTTTTAAATCTTTTTGAGTAAAATCTTTGCTCAGTATTGACTTATAATATGAACCACTACTATAAGTGTTCACTGACTTAAGTTAGTTTTACTTCAGCCAACATTTTGTAAACTGAAGTCACTTCCGACCATAACATACCCATCTCTCGCCTTAAACATCATACGAATCGCTTTTTCGTGAGATGGAATATTTTGAAGGTTTGGGTCACTCGAACTAAATCGTCCAGTTTCAGTTCCCATCTGATTAAAGTGAGCATGAAGTCTACCTGTTTTTTCATTTACACACCCAGGTAACTTATCAATATATGTACCAATAAGTTTATCGATTCCTCGTTGTTCCAACACAAGAGCACATAAAGGGTTGTCTATTTTCTTTATGATATCCTCGCCGGTACCCCTTGGATTATCTTTGTCTATTGGGGGAATCTTTAATACATCGTAAAGAAGTATAGCAAATTGTGACGGACTTGTAAGTTCAGGAGGGCTTTTAAGTTGTTCACTCTTGGACTTTTTTAGTTTATATTCACCATTTTTATCTGGTTTATCACTCTTCGTATGGAAATTTGCCTCATCAGTAAGTCTCCACTGTGCAATAACATCTTTATATTCATCCAATTGAGCATCAATCTTTGCTTGTACATTGTCAAGCATTCTATGATATTTATCACTCAATCTTTGAGCATATTCCTTATCTATCTCAATGCCTGTGAGTTCCATTTCAGCTGCAACTTCCATAATGGGCATTTCAACATCAAGAAACAATCTTAACAACTTTTTATGCTCTGCCTTATCAAACTGTTTCTTTTGCCACAAATACAACTTATAAGTCATATAAGCGTCAGTAGCGGCATACAAAGCAAACAACTCAGGTTCAAAGATTGCATACTCTAATCCCTTAAACAGATGCTCAATGTCATATTTTTCAATAGAGGAGTCTATTTTATCAATATATTGTTCTTTCAAGCCAGCTCTTTTTTCGTTCTCATTAAGAATTCGAGTAGCTATCATTGTATCCCAATATACCTTAAGTTTATTACCTGTTGTACACTTAATAACTTGATAGTCGAACTTACCATTGTGCATTATAATAAGAGTATCAACAAGCCTATCAAATTCCTCGTAGATATCTTGCTCTGTCAATTGCCAGCTTAATCTTTCCCTTGTATTTGGGTTAATATGATTAATTGGTATGTAGGCATTCTTCTCACCCGGAGTGTAGATACAAGGACCCATCAACTTACATGTAATGGGGTCAAGACTATTGTTAGTTTCAGTATCAATGGCGATAATTCCATTTTTAATTGACTTATCAATATAATCTTTTAATTGCTCTTTCGTCTTGATTACTATTGTGTTGTCTTTGTACTTACCTAGTATCCTATGTACCTCGGCTCTAATAAGGTCCATTTGTTCATCCAATGCTACAACAACCTTTTTAGAGCTTTTTGATTTACTTACACCTTTAGGATTGTTTATCTTATTTACAATCTTTTTTGCTACTTTTGGGGTTTCTTCAACCTTAAAGTCCTCACCCCATAGTGAATCCATCATTAGCAACCCTCCTCGCTATTAATAATAGCGAGTGGGTCTATTAGGAGTGGTATAGGTATTAGTACCGGGGGTGGGGTCCCAAGGTGCTCGATTAGTTTGTGGTTCATCATCCACGATGACATCCATAGCGGCTCTGGGAGGGACATTAGAAACAGTTGTATTTGTATTATTTTGAGGCTTCTCTGGGAAAGCTCCGGTAGTCACAAAAGTGACCAATTCATCATAGTTCTTATTCATAACCACTGTACCACAAGCGGTATAATTAGTGAATGCACCTTCAATCTTAGGATAGGAAGCCTCATTATACATATTAGGGTTGCCCAACTTCATATCATAAGTAGTTTGCATATCGCCAGGCTTACCATTTCTCTTAATCTTAAAGATACAATTAGAGAGAGGGCCATACTCATCAATATCGTTCTTCAACTTAGTTGCATAAGAGATAGAACGCTCCCACACAACAGGCTTTGCCTCAATCTTTCCCTCAGGTGTAACAGTGTACTGAATCATGTGAATAAAAATCTTAGATTGAATTTTTGTGCCATTCTTACACAAAGGGCAATTATCAATCGGCTCACGAGGCTCACGAATACAGTTAACTGTTCTGAACTTTCCTCCAAGATTCACCGGATGAAGACTAACAATGTCAAAATCATCCACACTATCGTGCATAATTCTAACAATAGCCTCATCTCCATCATTCTTCAATGTGAAAAATCCTACAGAGTTACCATTGTTAGTATCGTTATTCATATTCGATACTGCTGTGTCAAAACTTACTTTTGCCATAAATAAAAATCTCCTTTTTAATAATTAGTAATTATATTATACTACAAGTTGACATAAAAGTCAACTAATGTTACATAAAAATTTCTTCTAAGTTTTCAAATTGTTCTTTAGTCAAATCATTAACATCCTTACCCATAGGGATAGAAATAGTGGATATCAAAACATCTTTTCTTATGTTTTTTATAAATCTGTCTCTTCCTTTTAAGCCGGCCTCATCTCCGTCAAAACATAAAACATAATTTCTTATCCCTGACCCATTTAATATGTCATACTGATAAGAACTACCTGTTCCAAAAAGAGCTATGGCTGGATACCCCCAACTCCACAGAGTAAGAGCGTTAATCTGTGATTCCGTAACATAAACCTTATTTATCTTATCTCTCTTTATAAAATTTAATAAATAAACAGGTTTATCTTTATTCTTTTCTATATGGAAATATTTGTTGGACACACTTCTTGATGTAATCATAACTAAGTTATCATTAGCATCCCAAACAGGGAAAGTTATGGCATTGTATTCTTTATCATACCCAACACCAAATCTATCCACAACCTCTTTGGACAATCCCCTTTTCCACATATATGGATGATAATACATATAGTTATTTAATATCCTCTCATCCATATAATGTTTTTTAGGGTGGTCTAACACTATCGGCTCTAAATAATCTGAGTCTATCAATAGAGATGACCCAAATCGTTGTACTAGCCAAGACTTTCCGAACTCTTCAGATTGGTTGAAACAATCTCCTACAAATTTAGGTAAGTTCACACTATATCCGCAAGTAAAACAGTGAACTCTACCATACTCAACCTTATCGTTATCTTTTCTACAATATACAAAGCAGGAAGGCTTATTTTCCTTTCCTCCTTTGTGATGTGGACAAGTTATTGGAATATTATCTTGATTTTCTCTTTCTATGTCTCGTAGTAATCCATTATGTAGTTCACTTTTAAGAGTTGTCAAAATCATCATTATTGGGGCATCAATTATTTTGCCTCGTATGATTAAATTCATTAAAAAACATCCTCTCCTTGTGGGGATTCCATTTCAAACTCTTTTCTTAACTCCTCACAATGAGAATTACTTAACGGGTCACTCTCTTCTGGCATATAAGTAAATATTCCCTTATCAAAATCATATGCGTAGTGTATTTTCTTACCATTAACACTGTCTCTTGCTTTTACAAGATTTAGTGTAAGTATTCCGTCCTTTTGCTCAAGAAATACAATGACAGTACTATCTTGTGAGATTCTGTCAGATTGTGCGACATTGGCAGTGCTAGGACCATCATCAGTGGCACTTCGATTTTGTTGCGATACAGCAATAATGGGAATCTTTTTTAAGACCTGTAAATTTTTCAAGTCTCTTGAAATATTCGCTGCTTTGTCAACAGCATTCCTTGCTCTACGGTCATCTTCAAGAAGTGAGTGTTGGTCAATACAAAGAATATCTAATTTTTCTTTTTCAACAAAAGCTCTTAAAGCAGTTACACCCGCAGGTCCATTTATCATTGCCGGTGTAATAACTTTTAAGCATCCCTTAAACTTCTCTGACAAGCTATCAATATATACCTTATACTCATTTTGAAGGGTTGAATTACCTCTCATAATTCCACTATTAGAAATATGAGAAACAAGAGTATCAAAACGATATCCGACTTTATTCTCACTCATTTCACCAGAGTATATACCAACTCTTAATCCTTGTTCGAGGGCAGCTTTTGCAATCATTAGCAAAATCCAAGACTTACCAACACCTGGTCGAGCAACAATGGTAGCCAATTCCTCATTTCTATCCCAGCCACCAATTAACTCATCCAACTCTTTGAATCCAGTTCTAATATAGAACTTACTAAAATCTTTACATTTTTCAACATAATCATCATATCTAGATGTATCTCTAATTATGTCAACACAATCCAAATGAAGAGCCTTTGTCATATCTTGAGAGGCCTGTGTATAGACATTCATTGCCTCTTCTGTTCTTCCATCATTTAGTAGTTTTCGAATATTATTAAATGTTCTGGCAAGAAATCTTTTGTTTCTGTCTTGATATAATTCATCTATCAAGTAAGAATCAGTTTCTGTAACATTTAGAACATCAAACTCCGGAAACTTTGATAGAAAGCTCTCCTTATCTGGCACATTACCATATGTGTCCAAGTGAGTTCTAATATATCTAAACTCACCCAAATAGTCAGAGAAATATTCCTCTGTAAGATTGTTAATCACAATGAGGGAAGCATCCCTTGTGTCTAGCACCCTATTTAAAAATTGTAATTGAATCAAGTACTCAACCCTCTCTTGTCTCTACCG